ATATCCCTATAAGAATACTACTACACTAGATGCGCAGGGGGCTAGGTTAAGTGACCTATGGCCCCCCTTGCGCTAACGCTATGGTGCTGCGTGGCCTCCTAGCAGCAGGGGTGGGCAAGGCGAGCGTTAGACAAGAAGATAGGGCGCAGAATGGACCCAAGGGCCCATTTTCGCCCGAATCTATAGATTATAAGCCGTGGCCACCCGCGTACGCGCATGGCAACGAGTAAGACCGGATCGTTCTGGCTGACTGAAGAAGTGAGCCTGGCGGCAGTTGGAACGAACTACATGGGAACACTCGACCTAGGCGCGTACGTCGATGTCGGGGACCAGCAAGCTATCGCCATCGAGCGAGTGGACTTCATCACTCAAGGCTACGATACAGCCAACAACCATTACAACAACACGCTGATAGGGACTGTTAACGCTAATGCAGCTGTAGTTTTCCAGTTGACCGATCTTAACCCTGGCACTCAGATTATTGCGGCCAGTGACAACTCGTTGATTGCATCGGGAACCTTCAGCCTGGACGATACCAATTACATCGAATCCAGTGCGGCGGACTTCTTCCCCGATAACTTCGGCAAGTTGGATGAGAGCAGAATGGTAGTCAATGATTCTCTCTACGTCACTGCGTTTGCCACAACCGGATACATTGCCGACCATGAGATTCGTGTGACATGCAGAATCAAGTGCCGCATAGTCAAACTGACTACGAAAGATTGGATGGCGATTGCGATCCAGAGTACGGCTAGTGACAATTGAGGTGGTTAGCCTGGCTAACTTCTGTCCGAACTGCGGCGAGGCCCTCGGTTCGCATGGGACCACGAAGGGAGAAGTCCGATCCACAGCTAGGAGAGCCTACGAAGATCCAGACACGAAGGTAGCGAGGAAGGTTAAGCGTAAGCCGAGCGCGTACAACAAGCGGTATGCTAAGGCATTCAAGAAGTTGAAGAGAGCACATCCGCGTACAACCTTCGCCAAGTTAGCTAAGAAGGCCCACCGATTAGCCAGGAGGAAGAAGTGAATGGCGAAGAAGGATGCAGTCAAGGAACGACTCCTAAGGAAATTTATACCTCCGGTGTTGATTGAGTTTGATGAGTCAACCGCCTGGACAGTTGTAGGGGATGGATGGGAGTCACTCACAGCCATTGACAGCGCTGGGGATCCAACTTACTGGGCCATCTTCCGGAGTTGGTTCGATCTATCTGGGGTAGCAGCAGAACAGGAAACCCTGTTCACTATTAATCCCATGTTCCAGGAAGGATGCGATTGGAACTATATCACAACGCTTCCGACCGGAGCTCTACAAGTTTGGGATATGCTTTCTCAAGAATACATCAGCGACGATACTTTCGATGGGGTCGTGACTGGTTCTGGAAATTGGATCGCGCCTGGCTTGACTGGCGGCGCTGTCGCCAACGTGCTCGCAGGGATTAGAGTTGGAGCACCTTATGAACTAGAGGACATCCACTATGGGAATGCTCGTTCCTTCCAGTACGGGGCTGTGACCGCCCTGGGTGCATCTCCCTTTCTTCCGAATCAAACCCGTTCATCAAGTTGGGGAGTCGGGTCGGCCACGGCAGGACAGAAACTCTACATTTGCCGGGCGATCCATCTAAGCAGCGCTCTCAGTGCTCAACCATTTAATACAATTCGCAGCCCTCCCACTGCGATTGTTGTTCCTGCACTCATCGCCCAGGAGACAGACCTCCGATACATCGAGCGCCTCCGACGGTCCTACGTCGTCCAAGCGACGGTGGATTGAATGGTATCCTTCATTCTCCCACTCTTCAGGTTCGGTATTGGATATGCCCTACCACCTGGTAGGAGTTATCGAAAGAACTGGAAGGAACGATTAGCCTGGGGATTGATAACTCTAGGGCTGACCTCCGGATGGATTCTCAAACCGGTTGAACGAGGGCTAATACGCTCAGCACCCTGGTTGTTGAGAGCAGGATGGAGTGGGGCAAAGATTGTCGCTGCCGATACAGCTCTCATGGCTCGTGCAGCTGCAGGGACTCAATCTGCCGCTGTTGTTGCCAACGTTGTATTACCAGTTACTACTGGTTATGTAATCGGCGCTGTGGCCGGTACGGCGATCGTTCACGTTGCCGAAGAGAAAGAGATCGTCTACGAAGGAGCGACGGCCGATGTCCTAGATTTCTACACAGGTGAGGGCCAGTATTGGGAACAGGGTGCAGACGACCCGACGCCTGGCTACTTCAACATCCCTGGCAACGCATCCTTGATTGCGAAGCACTACTGGAACAAGTGGACTTGACTAACCCCGGTCTATCGTGTGTATTCGTTCAGGGATTGCTGCCCCTCGTCCTTTTTCTCGTCCTCAAAGAACATCCAACTGACGACGACGCGGATCCCACAGTCCCTGCAGGTGAACATCACTCCGCCACTCTTCTCATCTTTGGCATTGATTCCCTTCTTCATTAACTTCATACATTCGGGGCAACCTGCACCCATCTTCAGTACCATCGTCATTCAATCACCCCTCGCTTCTTTCTTTCCTTCTCGGATCATCTCATCCCAGCGCTGCCACTCCATCAACATCAACTCCAACGCCCTGGAGCGGTTGTTCGCTGCGTGCAGACGTGCGTATTTGTCTATCATGGCCCACGTTCCAATGGGTATGCGTGCACAGATATTGGTGAACGCTCCCTGATTGGCCATGACAGCCCGGTTGCTTCTCCCTTTGCCCATATGAACGGCGACTGGATATCCCTATAAGAATACTACTACACTAGATGCGCAGGGGGCTAGGTTAAGTGACCTATGGCCCCCCTTGCGCTAACGCTATGGTGCTGCGTGGCCTCCTAGCAGCAGGGGTGGGCAAGGCGAGCGTTAGACAAGAAGATAGGG